CCCAGCCCACCTCAAGTCTCCTAAAAAAAATAAAGGCAAGAAGTAAATGACTGTTGGCTCGCGCGCTCAGGTGTACCACGGCAACGCCACCGAGACGGCAGGTGGTCTCAAGAAGAAGGACCTCAAGATGAAGGACGGAGAGATTGTGTCCAAGAAGAAGGCCAAGGACGCCAAGACCAACCCATGGATAAAGGCGGTCGCAAAGGCCAAGAAGGAGCTTGGCATCACGGGCTTTGCGCTGGTCCAGGGCAAGCTGCTGACGCGCGCTCGTGAGATTTATTCCAAGTGAGAAATAGGTAAAAAAGCGCACACTCCGGGCTTCAGAGCCGCGGGGACCGTGTCATCGGCGAGAGACGGTTCTTGAACCGTCTCGGGGGCCTCACCCAAAGTCTTGACTTGATAGGCCCGGATGGTGAGACCCCAATTTTCATTATAAAAATACGTCGAGTCCACGTCAATAAGACATGAAAGTTCTTGACCCCGAAACAAACCTTCCTTCACCTCAGGGTTGATTTGTTTCGAATTTTGATCAAAAACATAAACCGAATCATCAATCTTGATTCTTAGGGACGACTCGCGAAGGTTAGAGTTGAAGGGGGCCACAGGGCACAGCTGCGCCTCAAGGGCCCGCCACCACTGAATAAAGTCGGGGTCGGAAACGCCCACCTGAAAACTCTTGTACCCACCGACACCCCATGTGCACAGACCGCGAGGGATCTGGAACCGGAGAGGGCCTCCTTGATACCTGAACCGCGTCTTGTCCTTGATCTGTGTCATCTCGATACTGCCGGTGTCGATATCCGACCAAAAGACCATTCTTTAAAATAAAAGTCTCGCTCCTTTTTAAATGGAAAGTGCCTGGAGATTTGCGAAACAAAAGTCGCAACACAAATACAATACCAATTATTCTTACGGCTACTCTCTGCTCACAGAACGCGGGTCACGAGAACTGTCTAGTTTAATAAACAAATACACTCGGGAGATACGCCAAAAAGCCAGGGGCGAGAATAATATCAAGAGGAATTTCGAGGCGGAGTACACGCGTATCGAGTCAAGAGACCGTGCCGAGTACAACAACTTCGTGAAGGCCTTGAGTGAGATCCGTGCCAGGGCGGCAGCGGCTCGTAAAGCCGAGGAAAATGCACGGCGGGCCAACAACAACCTGAAACACATGGTGACTCAACTCACAAAGAGTATCAAAAAGAATCAGCAGAAGCTCCGACCATCCTCGAACGCCCTCGCGGGTCTCGCCCAGCTGCGCAACAACTTGAAGCGCAAACTCCTCAACGAGTACAAGAGGGCGAACGCGTCTGGGAACAAGCGAACTATAGGACGCGTTACTCGGTCCCTGAGTGGCCTAAGATCACCCCTGCGTCAGCGACTGTAAGTTCCCGCGAAGGTCGTGCCCCTTTGAACAGAATACGCATCTCCGTGACCCACGCGTCGTTACGCACGGTGGAGCAAAAGCACCCGCACGGACACGTATATTCGACCGTGTGGTCCTCCTCAGCGTCGTTGAAGACCGTCATGCCCGCCGTGTGATAACTGAGCTTTATAGGGGTCCTGACTATGTGACACCCAGGTATTCGTAAAATATGAAGCGTTTCCGTTTCTAAATTGTACACGACCCCGTCGTGAGACTTGAGAAGGTACCAGAGTCTCCAGCTCTTTGCCTCGTCCAGTCTTTTGGGCTTAATTTTAAAAGCTAATTGAACATCGATGGATGGGTCCGAGTGTTCAATTATCCACCTGATAAGGTCAGTCGGGAGATGACGCCATATCCGACTGTCCATTATTTACTTTCTTTTACAGTTTTTATATGGAGCACAACTCGCACGCATGGTGAATCCCTTGATGGGTCCCCGAAGACACCTGTTCTTGGGAAACTTCCGGGGCAAACTAAAAATCTTCTTATTTGTGAAACGAATACACACCTTGTTCTTGGGACCGGCCTTACAACAGGACTTGACCATCTTATATTGGTCTCACATTTTGTTTGCCCTCTTGGCGTTCCGCAAAAGGGACCCGAGTTCACGCACCTTGTTGTTGGCCGCGCGAAGTTTTTCGGAAATGGCGCGCGTATTTGTGTTTGTATAGTACGCGTTATATAGACGAGTCGCTTCACGCTTGGCCGCATTGTATCGTTTCTGAAGGTTCTCAATGGCGTTGGAGCTGAAGGTGTGCATTTCTATTCACCAATATTTTAGGAGGAACGCATGCTCGTGTTCCGCTAAGCGGAACACATCTCGCAACTCTCGGGGTTTGCGAGGGAACACGCGAGTTTCTGTTCCTCGGTGGGGGCGACCGGGACTGTGATTTGAATGGGCTTGGCCTTTGGCCGAGTCCTCAAATAATAGAGCCCCGTTTTGAGTCCTTTCTTCCAAGAATAGAAATGGCAACTCGTCAGCTTGGCACTCGTCGGGTCCTCCATGAAGATGTTCAGACTCTGGGACTGATCCACAAAAGGTCCGCGGTCGGCCGACATATCAATCAGGCTCTTTTGAGGAATCTCCCAGACGGTCCGGTACACCGCCTTGAGCTTGTCCGGAATATCGAGCGCTTGGACCGACCCCCCGTTTCGCACAATTTCCGTCTTGATATCGGGGTTCCACTTGCCGATAGCCTGTAGGTCCCGAATCAGGTGCTTATTGACCATAACAAACTCGCCGGCAAGTGTTCGGCGGAGGTAGATGTTCGTCGTGTACGGCTCGAAACACTCGTTATTGCCCATAATCTGTGACGTGGACGCGGTGGGCATGGGTGCCACGAGCAGAGAGTTGCGAAGCCCGTACTTTTTGATGTCCTTCTTGAGAGATGACCAGCTCCACAGGTCCGATGGTGTGACGCCCCACATGTCAAACTGGAGTTGACCCTCGGACGCAGGTGACCCCAGAAATGTCTCGTACGGGCCAGACTTCTTCGCGAGGGCGCACGATGAAGACAGGGCCGAGTAGTACATACACTCAAAGATGTTCCTATTGAGTTCGCGAGCCTCGGGGGCGTCAAACGCAAGGCCAAGCATCTGAAACACGTCCGCAAGACCCTGGACCCCGAGCCCGACGGGGCGGTGACGCATGTTACTGTTCTCTGCGCACTGAGAGGGGTAATAGTTCTTGTCGATGACCTTGTTGAGATTCTCAACCACGCGGGCGACACACGCGCCAAACTCGGAAAGGTCAAAACACTTTTCGGTCCCGCTCGTCCCGTCAGACTTGGCCCATGAGCTCTCCCTGACAAAAGACGGGAGACACAGACTGGCTAGATTACACACGGCCGTTTCCTCGGGTGTTGAAACCTCCATAATTTCGGTACACAGATTGGACGACTTGACGGTCCCGATGTTCTTCTGGTTCGACTTTGCGTTGACACTGTCCTTGTAGCACATGTATGGTGTTCCCGTCTCCACCTGGCTCTTCAGAACGGCGTCCCAGACCTCCCGGGCCCGAACTTTACGCTTGTACCGACCCTGTGCGACGTACTCGCGGTACATTTCGTTAAACTCTTCGCCGTACACGTTCTGGAGCCGCGAGGACTCGTTAGGACACATGAGGTACCAGTCCCCATCCTCTTCAACCTTTTGCATAAACAGGTCCGGGATCCATAGGGCCGTAAATAGGTCGCGACACCGCGCCTCCTCATCGCCCTGATTCAGACGCAGTTCCAGAAACTCCATAATGTCCGCGTGCCAAGGCTCCAGGTACACGGCGAACGAGCCCTTGCGCTTCCCGCCCCCCTGATTGACGTACCGGGCCGTGTTGTTGAACACACGCAGCATAGGCACGATACCGTCAGCTACCCCATTCGTCCCCTTGATGGGCGTGCCGTTCGCGCGGATGTTGCTAATGTGGAGGCCGATACCCCCAGACCACTTGGAGATTTGCGCGCACTCCTTCAGGGTATCGTAAATACCCTCGATGGAATCATCCTTGGCGGCCAGCAGAAAACAACTGGACATCTGAGGACGGTTTGTGCCCGCATTGAACAGCGTCGGGGTCGCGTGTGTAAAGTACTTTTGGGACATGAGGTCGTAACTCTTGTGGGCGCTCTCAAAGTCTTGGCCGTGAATCGCCAAGGCCACGCGCATGAACATGTACTGGGGCGTCTCCCCGGGAAGGAGGTACCCCTTCTGAAGCGTCTTGATTCCAAAGTACCCGAAATCGTAGTCGCGCTTTGACTGGACCCACGAGTCCATCTCAAGCTGAACGGACTTCATAAACTCGTCCGAAAGGATTCCCTTGGCATGCAAGGCCAGGGCACAATCGCTAAACGTCTTGGGGCACGTCTTTTGCAGGTTGGAGACCGTGATGCGCATGGCCAAAGTCTCGTAATCTGGGTGTTCGGTAATCATACCGATCGCCACCTCAGCGCTCAGAGTATCAATCTCACTCGTAGAAATCCCGTCATACATACTTGTGAACACCTTCTGGGCCACCTTGTCCGGTTGAACACTCAGGACCTCAAACTCTGGGCTCCTATTGAGTTTTGAAATTCGCTGAGTCACCTTGTCAAAGAGCATCTCGACCGAGTCCCCATTCCGCTTGATGACCTTCATTGTATTTTTAGCAGCCTATTTTTTTAACTTGAGTAAGAATAATGAGTATGCTCGAGACGTATGACCTCAAGCCGATTCGTCTGTCCGTCTTCACGCCCCTGGGAAATGCATTCTTTTCCGATTTCAATCGCGAGGGTGTTCACAAGTCTATCACGGATACCATCAAGTCCCAGACGGGGTACGACCTTGACCGTCAGGATGATGGTGACGTTCAGTCCCTGATGCGCGTCGTCTATACCGACTTGGCGGCCGATCCATACACGGATGTCAGGAATCAGGTGTCCCGTATGAATGCCGAGGTTGTGAAGCGGGCAACGTCCACCATCTCGACCGGCATGCTCCAGCAGCTCGTGTTTCTGCGTGACATCACCGAGAACCCCGTCCCTCTTGAGATTCCCGTGAACACCAGCACATACGGCAATAAGATTCCCAGTAACTTCAAGTTTGGAATTTTCTAGACAATAAGTAGATGCGCGCCCTTGACGACCTCTTGCTAGGCTTTTTGATATTCTTTGCGATCGAGCGTCTCGTGCGCCTCGTCAGTAACTCTGTCATTGAGCCTTGGGCCAAAAAGATTACAAACGATGAGAATGTGGTTGAAAACTGGAAGCTTGGTGCCGAGTTTGCCTTGCTCATTGCCGCGTGTTTCCTCGTCGTGTACTTCAGGAAGCCTCTGGCTCGGCTTATCACTTAAAAGAACTAGGCATTTTGTACCCAATGAATAAGTTTCGTGATGAAACTGCACTCATGTGTCAGCAAAAAGGGTGGGACAAAGCCCCAATCAGCATTGTATGGATGCTTCTCAATGAAGAGATGGGTGAACTCGCCTCTAGTATCAGGCAGAAGAAGCAAATTTACAAAAAGACGGGACTCAAGAAGGACAGGGGAACAGATATCATGATGGAAATGGGCGACGTGTTCAGTTACTTGTTCCAGTTGGCTGCGATGCTCAACGTTGATCTCGACGAAATGTGGGAACTCCACCAAGAAAAAGTCAAGACCAAATTTTACTCAGTCAACAAAAATAATGTAAGCGTATTCTAGAACAATGGCATCAAATCTTATGATAGATGACCGTCTGAAGATTGATAAGTTCAACCCGACCACATGGACGGGTGACTTTGGCGTTCCTCACGACGGGTTTTCCAAGAATCTCTTTATCGATGGCTCGTACACGCGAGCCATTGATGAAAAGCCAGTCGATTATGGGGATGATTTGGACATGAACCTCAAGCCACGGGACCTCTCAGGGAACGTGTACCTCAAGACCATCAGCCCCAACTACGCACCTCATGGCGCGTTCCCAACACGTAAGATGGAGTACTCGGACGGTACAGTGACGTGGTACCGTCCTATGCTCCCGTGGTGCTGGATGAATGGGGGTGACCAGAAGAGTGGTCCTTTCAGGGTTGCAAAGAGCCCCTTGTTTATTTTGATCGTTTTGGTCATCGTGTTTTACATTCTGAGCCGGCTCAAAAAGTAAGCACGCGGGGCGCCACCACCTTGACCAATTTCTTTGCTAAATTCTCTTTTTCAATTTTGGACCGTTCATCCAACTTGGGGCATTCGTGTACCTCGAGTTGAATGCACTTGCAACAGAATGACCCTTCACACTCGCGACACTTGAGGAACCTGTTTTTGTGTTTACACTCTGGTTTCTTCCCGAACACTTGGGTATACGCGTCCAGGTCCGCCGCGGCAGATGAACTAACGTTCATCCTACTACCTCACAAGCAATTTGTTTCTTAAACTGGGGGGGAGGCTCGTCCAGAATCTCACACAGTCCGTGAGCCCGACCCTTCAAGACGCGTTGCCATACCCTCTCGAGTATGGGAAGCGCCCTTGCAAACCACTCGCGGTCCCTGTGGACTCGAACGACGACGAACTCGGCTTCAGAATTCTCGTCCTTCGCCGGCCGGTACTGCACGAAATCGCACTCTTCCAGATCCGTAATCTCAAGCTGAAGCTGAACCTGAGGCCAATAGTGTTTGGGGACGTTTGGTTCAATCTTGCGACTCATAGGACACTTAATTTCAACCAAAATTCCATCCTCCGTGACGCCGTCCGGAGACGCTCCGAGCCACGGGTAGTCCTTGTGTTGCACAAGGCCAATCTCGTGGGACTTTCTGTTGTATTTTTGGTCATACAAGTCCCGAACCAGGGGCTCAAGCAAGGTCCCATGAGCCGTCGCTGCGTTCCCGGCCCACTTGGTCCGTAGGACCTTCTTTTTCACAAATGCATCTTCCGATTCATAACGACTTTCACCAATCGCACTCGCAGCATCACTGGCCGTGATCATATTCTCACGAAGGTCTAACCATTCCTGAGACCTTTGTTCGGCGTATTCTTGCGCGATCAATTCAAGCGCCCTCTGAACTGTTCTTTCCATTCACAGGTATCTTCTTATTTTTGAAACGTGGATCCGTCTTAAGTACAATCTCTGCCGCGTTTTGCTCGGCCTGTTTCTTCGTCGTGGCGAATCCAGACCCACAGTCCATTCCGTCCACCACGACCGTGATGAAGAATTGCCCAGCGGTCTGACCATCCATACGGTACTCGGGCAAAGCGTACTTGAGTGCCTGACACCACCGCATGAGTTGGTCTTTCCAGTTATCATCCACGAGAGACGTCTGGACCTTTGTGAACGAATCAAGTACGAAACGTTTGGCATGCACCATCCCCAGGTCGAGATAGATGGCGCCAACAAAGGCCTCAAACACATCTTCCATAATGTGCTCATTCGTGTTCCAGCCATTGCGCTCACCCTTTTCATCCATCAGAATCATCGTGTTCAGACCAAGCACTTTGGAAATTTCACACAAGGTCTTGCCCCGGACCATCTTCGTGCGGGCTTTCGTGAGGAACCCCTCTTGCTCCTTCTCGTGAAGGTCAAACAGGTGTTTCGTGATGATAAACCCAAGCACGGAATCACCCATGAATTCAAGAGTCTCATAGGAACCAGTCAGACCTGAATAGCGTTTCAGGGCTGACTTGTGCGTAAATGCGCGACGATAGAGTGCAAGATCTTTGACTTTGGTCCCAACCAGAGCATTCACGACGTCACGTGAAAGTTCTGGAGGGGGGAGTTTGACAACGTGAGTTTCAGGCTGCTCAATAGTTTAGTTTATATTACACAAGAGGTTTTGTTTTAAGTCAATGAAACCGAGTCCGAAGGACTCGTGATCCTCAAACTTGGTATTTGTCACTTGGTCTAGGCAGTGGCGGGTGCGGCGGCGGGCTTGGCGACCTTGGGCCGCATCTTCTTCTCCTTTGGGGCGTCCGAGACCGACTCCGCAGGAGTCGTGATCCCAACAGTCTCCACGGCCTTCTCCTTCTTGGCACGGGGCTTCTTCTCCGTCGGAGGCTTCTCCTCCTTGATGTAGTGCGGGTTGATGTACTTCTGGATATTCAGAAAAGTCACCTGGATGCCCTCGGGCACCTGCAGAATGTCCTGCAGGGCCGCGTCCAGGGTGATGTTCTGACCCGCCTTCAGACCCTTGGCCTCAACGTACTCGTTCACCTTGCGAGTAACCTGAGACCGAGAGATCTTCTCATCAGCTGCGAGGCCCAGGAAGGCCCGCAGCTTCTCGGAAACACCCAGAGGCTTGTTGAAGCCGTTGTTCTGGGCGCGAGCTGCCGCCTTCTCACCCTCGGGGTCCTCAAAGTGCTGACGGATCTTGCGAATATCCTTACGCAGAGCACGCTGCTCCTTGGCGATAGCCTCGAGGGCGACGTTCAGAGTCTCGAGAGTCACGGGAGTAGCCATCCGTTTGTACTATAGGAAAGACGGGACTCTTTAAGTTAGGAAAGGCGCCAAGATGAGTATGAGAAACAACGGAATAAGTGCTATAAGCACGATTTGCCACACTTTATACCCAGTCTGTGCGCCAGCTCGTGATGGTGGTGCGAAATCAGAAGCGCCTGGAATGGAGGTTGGTTCGTTACTTTGCGGAATGTTCACGCCGTACCCAGGGGGGAGGTCTATACCAGCCGACGGCCGAACTTCTTGCCTCGTCACGGGATTCTTGTTTTCACAGTTTCCGAGACAACACCCAGCATCACACGGGTACACAAGTCCGTTCTGCTTGCTCACGTACCCACAAATTGTTGAATAAAAATTCAAGGGGTCCGCGAGACACGAGCAATCGTTCAAAATGTACTTGGCTCCACACGAATTCATATGTACTACTAAAGTTAAAGATTATTTTTGTATATGTATTACAGATGGAGTACGGAAAGCCTCAGAAGCTTCCAGACGGTCGGTACTTCTTGCGCATTGCAGGGAAGACTCAGCAGGTGAACGGTCTTGTGCTCCAGGATTCCCTCGAGACCAAGACGGTCAAGTTCAAGGTTCCAGAAGGTACAGATATTTTCAAGACAATTGATGAGGAGCTTCTCGCCCAGGCCAAGGCGTCCAAGGTGGAGTGGTTCGGGAAGGAGCTTTCGGACGAGACGATCCTGAACGCGTTTCAGGAGAGTGTGACAGATGGGATTCTGGATGCCTCCCTGGCCTCCGTCAAGGGCCAGGTGACCACGACAGCTTTTGATACACAGAAGAACCCCGTTGAACTCCAGGCCGTCAAGTCTGAGTCCAAGTGTGATGTCATGCTTGAGCTGGCCGGTCTCTGGTTCCTGAAAAAGTCGTTCGGTCCCATCTGGCGCGTCCTCCAGGTCCGTGTCCGGGGAGGGGCCGTTGTGTCGCCACCCAAGGAGTACATGTTCACGGACGAGCCCGAGGATGAGGAGGACCCAGCAGATTTTCTTGACTGAAAAGTTCCAGGGGGCTTCGCGTCGGCAACCGGGCCGGACCTGAAGGTCCGGCCCACTTGGAAAAAATATCCCAACTTAGTATAAATGAATCGCAAGGGTCTCGCGATCGTTGTCCTCGTAGTCATAATTTTGTTCCTCCTGTTCAGCGGCCGGAAGAGTGGGTACGGGATGTCCTCTCAGGGAAAGGCGGGCGTGTCTGGCATGAATATCGGTGACCGGTCCGTGACCAGCGGCGGTGCCGCTCAGACGACCATGATCATGCCAGCACCCGTGATGAGCATGGGTGACAACATCGGTCAGACCGTGTCCTCCGCCAGCCTGATCCCCCGCGACGTTGTGGCCACCGAGGATTTCGGCCAGTTCAGCCCAGACAAGATTCTGGGCAACCAGAACTACCTGGACCCACGCAGCCAGATTGGTTACCCCGAGACGCTGGGAGGTGTTCTGCGTAACGCCAACCGCGACTTCCGCTCCGAGCCACTGAACCCCCGCACTCCAGTGAGCATCTTCAACCTCAGCACGATTCCTCCAGACGTCATGCGGCCCAAGTTTGAGATAGATTACGAGTATTCTTAGTCAGTCCCGAAGGGACTGTTCTCCTCGACACGCAGCGCGCCTTCGAATAGTTAAAAAAATAGCCCATTCTTTCAGTAAAATGGACTTTAAAACCGCTATGACCGAATGGGTCGCCCTCAAGGCCCAGTTGGCCGCAGCTCGCAAAGATCTCGGAACGTTGAACAAACGTGAAAAGGATCTTCGCAAGTTTGTGACGCTTCACATGCAGCAGAATGAGATTGATACTGTCAAGGTTCAGGACAAGGTCAAGGTGAATCTCAAGCAGAAGACGACCAAGGGGTCAATCACTAAAGAGGTTATTCTCAGGGGTCTTCGTACGTTCTTTGGCGGAAACGAGGTTCAGGTCGAGGGGGCCTGGAACGCCATCCAGGACTCGGCGCCAACCAAGGAGACGGCATCTGTGTCCGTGACGGGGCTTAAGGACCTGACGCATTGATTATTCAAGTAAAAATGGGTGTCAATGACGAATACTCGCGTGATGCCTATCTCGGAGAACATTATGTATACAACTCGGACGAGGACCCCGATGAGTTTGATTCTCAACTCGACCCGGAGGATTGGCAGGCGGTTTATTCCGAAGACCTTTTGGACGCGTGGATGATTATTTACGATGAGCTTCAAAAGAACTATCTGACACACATTGTCAAGTACTCTCAATTTATTGAATTTGTGATGGAACCCTGGAAGTGGCGCTCGTCGGGGTTGGACCCGAACCCGGTATACAGGCGGATGTGGAATGAAATGTCAACTATTGAAACTATCGAAGAGCGTGTATCGGAAGAGCAGTTTTACGGGTGGGCTCAGTACCACTTGAGGGCGCTGACATAATATGTCAGCTTATTACAAAATGATCGACATTACAGCACCCAAGGTGCTCGTGCCGACAATCCTCTTTGCTCTCTTGAGTCCAGGGCTTTTGCTGAATCTCCCACCAGGTTCTGGACTTTTGATGCAAGTGATGTTCCACGCTCTGGTCTTGGCCATCTTGTCGTGGGTCATCATCCATTTTGTTTTCAAATTCACACTGACCCCGGCGGACCTGATTGTCCCGGCCCTTCTCTTTGTCCTCTTGACTCCAGGCGTGATCCTGACTTTGCCCCCTAGTGGTGGCTCCATCTTTTTCTCGGGTCAGACGGGCATCGTTCCCATTATGGTCCATACTCTGGTCTTTTCCATCGTGTGGGCAACGACTCGTGGTTTCTTTCCCCAGTTTTATTAGAGTATGAAAAACCTCATTATCGGTCCAGGTGCCATGGGGTTCTTTATGTACCTTGGGGTCGTGTCGAAACTCAAGAGGGAAGGCCAACTCGATGATCTCGAGGCCGTTTCGGGAGCATCGGCTGGTGCACTCCTCGGTCTTCTGTTTTGTCTCACAAAAGGAGACCCAACAAAGGTTCTTGACTTTGCTTTGAATGTTCCAGTAAAGCAAATTATGAAACCGAACATCAAGTGTCTTCTCAAGGACTATGGACTTATTTCGTACACGAAAATACGAAAAGTACTCGTCGGTGCGTGTCAGACTTTTATAGGCAAGGACGATGTGACCTTCCAAGAACTCTATGATCTGTTTCCTATAAAGCTCTACGTATCAGCCTATTGTGTCGACTTTATGAAGACTGTGTACTTTTCGGTCGATACGACTCCGGCCACGTCCGTCCTCGATGCCGTGTGCGCCTCGGTCGCTATACCCTTCCTCTTTTCGAGTGTAAAATTGAAGGATGGATGGAACTATATAGATGGTGGCGCGGCCGAGTTTGTTCCAGGGGCTCCATTTTTGGGACAAAATAGCGTGCTCGCCATGAAACTCGCGTGGAACCGTCTTCCCGAAGTGAAAGATCTCAAGTCATATGCAATGAGTATTCTCTATTCCACTATGAAATTGAGACACATGTATGACTTTCCTTTGTTGGACCTCGAGCTTCACGGTGATGATATGTTTGATTTTGGTGCGTCAAACGATGCAAAGCTCAAGATGTTTTTGAAGGGCTACGAGCAGACCGACCGTTAGGACTTGAGGCCTGCAAGGCCGAAGGCCCCCCGGGGGCGGTCTAGGACCTGTGAGGGCCGCCCTAGCGGCCCGAGGCCGAAGGCCTCCCTGGACTTTTTTCGCACGTAAAAGTAACAAAAATGCGCACCATCATTCGGTCCGGCTACGTTCAGCACCGGAAGCGCAAGACGATCACTGTGCACCGCAAGGACGGGAAGACATACCGGTACACGCGCAAGGCGGGGACGAGCCGTGTGCGTTCCGTGCCCACCAAGGATGTGGGTGCTATCGGCAAAGGGCCCAAGGTGATCGGCCCACTCAAGGCGGGTATGTTGACTCGGTACCATTACCACCCCGTGGAGGCGCCCACCAACCGCCACAAGGCGCTGGTCAAGGCGGTGACCAAGGGCCACGAGGACCCCCACGCCGTCATTCGCCGTCTGATTGCCATCAGCACGCTGACCAAGCGGACTCTGCCCCGTGCGTCCAGCATCTACAAGGCGGACGCTCGGTGGGTCCACGCCAAGTACGCTCACATGTTCGGGCGGCGTTAAATTATTCGTATATAGTAAAATGACCAGTCCTATTGAACGTCTTGTGAATAAACTTGCGCGCTTGAATCTTCGCAACTTGAGCCCTATGCAAGTGAACCAGACGAAGAAGCGTAAGCGATCACCCACCGTCCGTCGGTCTCCAGGCAAGTCTGCAAAGAAAACAAGGAGGAATCTAAAGTAAAAATGTTGAGACATAATATAAATGTTCCGAGCTAAAACTGTCGTGCGTCAGCAGAACACCGGAAGTGCAACTCCTAAAAGCGTTGCACGTCCTCCAAGGCAAAATGTGACAGCTGCTCGGCAGAACCGGGGGGCCCAGAGTATCAGGGCTGGAAACGCGCGTGCCCAAGAACACGCGAAAAGTCTTCTAGTCCGCGTAAGTGCAATTGCCACCGGTCTCGGTGGTATTGGGGGAAAAATAGTGACTTTCGGAGCAACTATGCCCACTGCACAACTTTTTATGCTTGCAATTATTATTCTTTCCCTGATTTACGCACTTTACGCAAAGATATCTGTAAAACCTGAGAATCGCCGAAAGAGGTTTTTGGAAGGAAAGGTCGAGGAGTTCACCAACATGCTTGACAGACAGGCAACTCAAAACGCACGTGTAAATGTTAAACTGTTCGACAATTATGCTCGTGGTAAGATGAGCAAGAATAACTATGAGAAGAGAATAAACAATTTACGCGGGGCGAGAAGCACGCGAAACGCGGGGTTGAGAGATAAAATTAACGAGTACAGAACGGAACTCAATCAAATTTTACGTGAGATGAATGACATATCACGGGCACAGAATGCTGTTGTCGGAATTAGAACAGCCCCTGTTACACGTATGATTCAAAATACTACTGCAGCGGTAGTGGCAGCTGGTCCCGCTGTCAAGTCTGCAACTGAATTAGTCGTTGCTGTTTCAGGCGCATCAGTTGCAATGACACAAGCTTTAACCGCGCGTAATCAGGCAAGGTCAAATGCTGAAGTCAAACGGGCCGACGCCGAAGCGCGCGTTGCTGAAGCCCGACTTTCTGCTCTAACGAAGCAGCGTACCCAGGCAGTTAGGAGCTGGACGGGGGTTGTTCGGGAAAGTGCCTCTGTGGCGGGAGATATGGTAACGAGCACGGCTACGGCAGTGGGAGGGATGGCCACGGCAGTGGGAGCGGCCCGTGCGGCGTTGGGCGTGTAAGCTTCTAGACCCACACGATAGCATCCCCGAGACCCGATACGGGTCCCAGCAAAGGCCACAAAGGTTCAATAGACCATTGACCCTTGTGACTCAATATATCAAGGAGGATATGTAAGGCGTATATTTTCCGAGCCCTTGAATTTTGGATTAAAATTAAGAACAAAAGGGAATGAGGAACCTTGTACAAGACTGAGTAGCTCCACCAGTCTTGTATGAGACCCCATGGTGGTGTCCATGGAACGAGGAACATCATCGGAAGGTCTGGGGCTACAGACCAGAACGCATCGGACCACGAAACAGCCCCAAAGACAAGTTGGGTACAGAAGACGTGTTGCGGCCAAAGCATATGACCCTTAAAAGAGACGCACAAATATCTTTTATATGGACGATAGCCTCCGAACAATCGCCGAAGACATATGGGCATCGCTCGGGCCGGGGTACAGCGAGTCCGTGTACCACTGTGCGTTCGAGGTGGCCTTGCGTGAAGGCCAGGTCCCTTACGAGACGGAGCGTATCGTCCCCGTGTTTTACCAGGGTCAGAACGTGGGTCACGTTCGCGCCGACCTGATTATCGACCGACGAATCGTCATTGAACTCAAGTCGGTAAGTCGTCTGAACGAGACGTACCGAATTCAGACCAGGAACTACCTTCGTCTTTTAGGTCTCAACGTGGGATACTTGATCAATTTTCCAGATAAATTGGGCCCCTTGGAGTTTGAGCGGATCGAAAAGGAGGCGTACCCTCCTCCAAGTGTGGAGATGTTTTAGTAGTACATGAAAACTTTCATCTGGACCTATACTGTGGAAATAAACTCCCATTTCAACTCGTCACATATTTTCTTCCAAATTTGGTCTTGGACATACAACTTCTCACGACTCTTCAAGAGGGGGAAACACGGGAGGTACTGGTCCTCACCGAGCAATTCACTCATCTTGTACAACACAAAGGAGTACGATAAAAAGTTTTTACGATTTGCAGGCTTGTGCTTCTCAAACGGTGCTTGAATAGTGTGAAACATGAGTCTTAATTTGTCTTCAAGCTCTTGAGGCATCGTTGGAGGAGTGATGCCGCTGACTATAGTTGCTATATATGGAACGTGTTCATAGTACTTGGCGTACCCGAGTTTCTTCAAAAGACCCTTCACCTTTTCGTGAGTAATTTCTGAAAGTTCTTTGACCTTTTGTTTCCTAAATTCCGTTCTTAATTTAGCAATGACCTCTTCCGGGACCGTCGTAGACTCTTTCGCTTGGAACTGACTGATCCATTCGTTAAAATGATTTTCACGTTTGTATGAATACACAATGTGCTTCTCAAGGTCCTGTTCCTCTTTGAAACCAACCTCATCCCCAAGAACATATTCTACGGCTCC